GACGCGACAAGAAAACTCGCGAATGGCTGTCCTGGTCGCGCGCCTGGTGCAATCCGAAGGTCCTCGAGCTCCGCAAGGATATCGCGGCGAACCTGCTCGACTTCCAGGAGGAGCAGACGCTTTCGATCGTTCCGGTCCCGGAAGATGTCGCCGAGCTCGCGGCAATCGTCGCGCAGATCAACGCGTCGGGCCTTCTGCCGGATAAGAACGCGATCGGCCTCGATCCGAACAACGCCGCGGCCGTGATCGAGGCGCTCGCCGGCGTCGGCATCTCGGATGAGATGATCCGACGTCTGCTGCAAGGTCCGGCGTTGGCGCCGGCGCTCTATGGCCTCGAACGCAAGTTGTCTGATGGCACGTTCTGGCATGGCGGACAGCTGCTGATGGCCTGGATCATCGGCAACGCGAAACAAGAGCAGCGCGGCAACCAGGTGATGATCACAAAGCAGGTCTCCGGCCGCGCGAAAATCGATCCGCTGATCGCGCTGTTTCAGGCCGCGATCCTCATGAGCTGGAATCCGACAGCCGGAATGCTTTTGACCGGCGCCGATATCCTAACGGTGATTTGATGGGCATCCTTTCCGGCATCGGCGCGGCGCTCCGCGCGGTCGCTGATCAGCTTCCGGATCCGAACGCAAAGCGCGATCCGTCGAATCCCATGTATTGGGCGGACATGGGGACGTTATCCGTCGCCGGCGTCAGCGTCACCGAGCCGAAGGTCTCGCAGCTCGGCGCGGTCCAGGCCGTGCGTTACGGCCTTTCCTCCGCGATGGCATCGCTGCCGGTCATGGTATTTCGGCGAGGGAAGGGTGGCGCGCGCGAGGCATTGCCGGATCATCCGCTTTCGGTCCTGCTCGGCCGGCGGCCGAACGATCGGCAGACGCCGGCGGAGTTCGTCGCCGAGATCTCCTGGCATCTTTCGTTCTGGCGCAACGCTTATTGCCGCGTCGTGGCTGGTGATGATCCCGCCGCGCAGAACTACGCGGCCGCCGAGCTCGAGCTCATCCATCCGCGCCGATTTAAGCAGATCGAGCGGCGCGCGGACGGATATCTCTACTACACGTTCAATCCGCCGCAGACGATCGTCCAGGGCGCGACGCTGCGGCCTGACACATACCGCGAGGATCAGCTCTGGCATCTCCGTGGCAATCCGTTGACTGAGGATGGGCTGCTCGGCCAGCCGATCTGGGAAAGTGCGCGCGAAGTATTTGGCCGCGCGATCGCCGTTCATGAATACGGCGACATCTGGTTTTACAACAGCGGTCAGACCGGGGGGATCATCGAGCATCCCGGGAACTTCCTGGATAAGGAAGCAAAGCGGGAGTTTCTTGCAACCTGGCGCAGCGCTGGCACCGGCCGCAATCGTCACCGCGACAGGCTGTTGACGCATGGGGCCAAATATACCCCGTTGAAAGTCACCAACGCCGAGGCGCAGCTCCTCGAGACGGAAAAGCAGAGTGACGTCGACGTTTTCGGGCTCTGGAGCTTTCCGCCGCATCGCGCCGGCCGGCTCGATCGCGCGACCTTCTCCAATATCGAGCAGCAGTCCCTCGATTTCGTCGTCTACGGCCTGACGCCACTCGCCATCGCGATCGAGCAAGCCGCGGAGCGCGATCTACTGCTCGACAACACTGACAATTCACTTTTCGTCGAGTTCAATTTCGCGGCGCTGCTGCGCGGTGATCTCCGCAGCCGCTATCAGGCGTATCTGATCGGACGTCAGGGCGAATGGCTGTCCGCAAACGATATCCGCCGTGCCGAGAACATGTCGCCGCGAACTGACGAGGGCGGCAACGACTACAAGAATCCGTTGACCAAGGACTCTTCAGGCGACGCCGGCGGCACGAGTGACGGCGACCAGGAACAGCAGAGCGCACCTAACAAGGATGGCGGCAACAATGGAAAATGAGAACAAGCTGCAGCGCGTGATCCTGCAGATCTCGTCAATCGATCCTGTTTGCTCGGTCGATCTGCGCCTGGTCGCCGACTGCCTGGCGCGTGTCGACGCCGCCGGCGCCGCTGCGCCGAGCTCGAGCTCGGCGCCGTCGAAGATCGCCGTGATCCAAGTGCAGGGCGGCCTGATGCCGCGCGGCAGCTGGTTCGGAACGAGCCTTTCCGCCCTGGCGAGCCAGGTGCGGCGCGCCGCTGCGGATGCCGACGTCGCTTCGATCATTCTCGACATCGACAGTCCTGGCGGCACGGTTTCGGGCACGCCGGAAGCCGCGACCGCGGTCCGCGATGCGGCTGCGCAAAAGCCTGTCGTTGCGATCGCGAACACACTGGCGGCTTCGGCGGCCTATTGGATCGGCTCGCAGGCGAGCGAGTTCGTCATGGCGCCGTCGGCGGACGTCGGCTCGATCGGCGCGATGATTCTGCATCAGGACGTCTCCGGTTTCCTCGATCGGATGGGTGTCAAGTTGACGATGATCCGGTCCGAACAATCGCCGCTGAAAAACGAGGCGCATCCGTTCGGTCCGCTCTCGGAGGGTGCGCAAGGCTTCCTGCAGCAACGGGCAAACGAGGCCGGCGCCGAGTTCATCAGGGCGGTCGCGAGCGGTCGCCGCGTCACGCAAACCAAGGTGCGGGAAGATTTCGGCCAGGGCCGCGTTTACGGCGCGCGTGAAGCGGTCGCGCGCGGCATGGCTGATCGAGTTGCAACGCTCGACGAGGTGATCGCAGGCCTGGCGCAAAAGATGCCGACGCGATCGCGCCGGCGTTCCGCGCTCGCGTTCGAGTAACCAGCGGACAATTTGCGTTTTTGAGTTGCCGCCCGCGTCCGGCCGGACAGCGGGAGCGAGGGCGTTTTCCTGTCCGGTCGCATTCCAAATAGGAGCATTGATCCGTGAAGAAAAAGGATCTCAAGAAGCTGCGCCAGGCTCGCGCCGAGAGGGCTGCCGCCGGCAAAACGAAGTTGGCAGCGCTGAATGTGCTGCTCGAAAAGGCCGAGTTGACCGAGGCCGAGACCGCGCAGCTTGGCGTGCTCGAGGCCGAGGTCGACGCGATCGAGAAGGAGGTCACGGCGCTCGACCAGGAGATCGCGGCCGAGGAAAAGACCGCGCGCCGCGCGACGCTGTTCGGCTCGAGCTCGCTGTCCGGTGGACCGGCGCTTGCGACCGTCGTCAACGATCTCAATCCTGCGCGGACTGCCGGCTTCCATAACCTGGCCGAGTTCGCCGTCTCTGTTCGAAATTTCCAGGTCAGCGGCGCGATCGATCCACGGCTTGCAGCGGCGCCGACCAATTTCCAGCAGAACCAGGGCGCGGCCGGCGAGGGTTTCCTCGTTCCGACCGAGTATCGCGAGCAGATCTGGGCGCTTGTGTTCGCCGACAACAATCTGCTTGCCTACTGCAACCCCGAGCCGACCAGCTCCAACGCGATCGCGATCGCAAAGGACGAAACGACTCCCTGGGGCGCCGCCGGCGTGCAGGCGTTCTGGCGGGCCGAAGCCGGCCAGATGACGCCGAGCAAGGCCGCGATTACCGGCGAGATGCTGCAGCTCCACGAGCTCTATGCGTTCGTCATCGCGACAAATGAGGTCATGGACGACGCGCCGCGGCTGCAGAACCGCATCACGGTGCAGGCCGCGCGTGCGATCCAGTGGAAGGCCTCCGACGCCGTCGTGTTTGGCGACGGCAACGGCAAGCCGCTCGGGTTCATGAACAGCAAGGCGCTCGTCACTGTCGCGAAGGAAAACGCGCAAGGCGGCGCGACGATTGTCAACGCGAACGTGCTGAAAATGTACTCGCGTCTGCTGCGGACTGGCGGCGCGCCGATGTGGCTCGCCAACGCAGACACTCTGCCGCAGCTCGGTCAGTTGACGCTCGGCAATGTCCCGGCGTGGCTGCCGAACAACGCTCCGCTCGCCGGCGCGCCCGATGGTGGCGTGTTCCTCGGCCGTCCGATGAATTTCAACGAGCATATGCAGACGCTCGGCACATTGGGCGACATCGTTTATGCGGACCTGTCGGGCTATGCGCTCGCGACCAAGGCCGGCGGCGGCATCGATTTCGCCGCCTCGATCCATCTGTTCTTTGATTACAACATGAGCGCGTTCCGCTGGACATTCCGGCTCGGCGGGCAGCCCTATCTGACGGCGCCGGTCAATCCGGCGAACGGCGCTAACACCAAATCGCATTTCGTCGCGCTGCAGGCGCGCGGCTGACGACCTGGCGGCCGGCTCGAGCTCAAGCCGGCCGTCGTTTGCGTTCCGCGTAGGTCTCTCAACCCTCTTTCCGAACGAGGACAAAATGTCAGGTATCAATCTCAAACCGACGCAGCGTGTGGCGATCGTCGGTTCGATCCCGCCAGAGTCTGCGGCAGCCGTGCAGACGTCGGGCTGGATCGATGCGACGCTGTTTCACAACTATCTCGCAATGGTGCAGCTCGGTGCGCTCGGCGTGGCCGCGACCGTCGACGCCAAGCTGCAACAGGCGACCGACAACGCCGGCACGGGCGCAAAGGACGTTGCCGGCAAGGCGATCGTTCAGTTCCTGAAAGCCACTCCTGACGATAACAAGCAGGCGCTGATCAACCTGAAACAGGAAGATCTCGACTTTGCCAATGGCTTCAAGTTTTTCCGCCTGTCGATCACGCCGGCGGTTGCAGCGAGCCTGATCGCCGGGACCGTGTTTGGCATGGATACGCGCTACGGCGCGGCCTCCGATGCGGGCAATCCCGCTGCAACGCAGACGCAGGTCGTCTAGGACCCATCCGCTCCAGCAACAGAATTTGCGAGGCGAGCATGCTACGCATTGTCGGCAAACCGGAGTCGGATCCAGTGTCGTTGGCGGAAGCCAAAGCGCAGTTGCGGATTCCGTCTTCGGACACAAGCAACGATGTCATCGTCCAGGGGCTCATTCCCGCTGCGACGAGACTCGTTCAATCGCTGGTGCAGCGCGTGTTCGTCTCGCAAACGCTCGAATGGGTGCTAGAGGGCTGGCGGCCGGAGCTCTGCATTCCGATCGCGCCTGTCGGCAAAGACGGCATCAAATCGATCAAGTATGTCGACTGGACAACCGAAA